CTAAGCGGGCACGAAGGTCAGGTCGAACCGATACCACGCGCCGGCGTGGTACAGCGGGTCGTTGGTGGTCGCGTCGATGAAGAGCGTGTGGACGCCGGGCTGGAGGACGACCTGCTGTGGCGGCGCGGGGTTGGAGACGACAGGTCCCATGCCGCCTTCGCAGCCGAGTTGTCCGCCGGGGGCGTTTGCAGAGCCGATGAGATTGCCGTCTACGAACAGGCTCATCAACTCGTAGTCCGGGTCTTGGGTTTCGCCTTCTCCGGACCACGCGATCGTCATGGTCACGGCGAAGGGCACGATGATCTCGGCGGTCGCGGTCGCCGACTGGGTGTACGGGTTGTAGCTCTGGCAGTTGTCATCGTCTTCCCAGTCGAGGCGCAGGCCAAGACCGCCATTCAAGATTGACCACGGGCTCGCCGGCACATCGCCGGGGTTGTCGTATGCGCGGAACGCACCGTCCTGACCGCCGGTGATGAAACCGTCGTCGGTGAAGGACCAGGTCTGCGAGAATGTCACGCAGCAGCAGTCTTCGAATGCCTGCTGGTCGATGAGGACCGGGAACCCGTTCTGCACCGGGAACCAGCCCGCCGTCTTGTTCCAGTAGTACGGCCCGGGCATTTAGCTGCCTCCGCCCCCGGAACCGCCCGGGCACTCGAACTCTTGGACCTGCTGCCAGAAGGGAGCGCCGCCACTGCTCATCAGCACGTGGTCACCCCCGGCCGGCGGGCTCAGGATCACCCACTTCAATCCGTCCCAGTACAGCATCTCGCCTTCATCTAGGCCATGGGGGAGTTCGAGCCACTTTAAATAGATGGGGTCGAGCGGCACCGGGTCAGGCTGACGGCCGACCAGGTCGCTGTGGCCCTTGCGGTCGCGGCTGTACCGCCAGGTCTCGATCTCGATCCAGGCGTACCCATCCGGCGGCGTCGAGGGGTTGGTGGTGACGCCACCACCGTGACCCTCCCATGACATCAATGACGGAACACTGTCCTCGACGAGGTCGGCATCCCAGTCTTTGTGCTCGATGAGCAGCTTGTTGTCGGCCGCGCCTCCGGGATCAACGGCCTTGCTCAGCCACGACGGACCGCCGCCGGGCGGATCGGTGATGATCTCGTCGTTCAAGAAGCCGGGGGTCGTGTCGGCCGCGTCGGTGTAGACCACACCGGGCAGCTTGATGTACTGCTTGATCGGCTGCATCCCACCGTCGATCTGCGGCGTGAGCAGGCTGTGGTGCTTGGCGTCGAAGTGGTCGCGGACCTCCTGGTATTCGATGTACGGCGCGAGGTTAGGCTGGGCCTGCAAGATCTCCACGCCGTTGCCGCCGACGAGATTGCCCGGAACGGGGTCAGATTGCTGGATATTCGGCTCGTCCCAGTCGTTGTGTTCAAGCAGAAGCTTGTTGTCGGCGACGCCGCCGGGGTCAACCGTCTTCTTGATCCATTCGTGCCCGCCGCCGGGAGGGGTGACGATGATTTCTTCATCGAGGTAGCCGGGGGTGGTGTCGTCGACATCGGTCTTGACCTTGAATGAGCCCAGCGACTCCGGGTCGAGCACGAACCACGGTGCCCAGCCCTTGCCGTCGCTGTCCTCGAGCATGAACATCTTGCCAAGGACGTGGACGTGGTCGCTGTTGCCGGGGTCGCCGGTGATGTCGGTGGAGGATGGGGCCTGCTCACCGCCTAACAGCGAGTACCCACCGCTGGGAAGCCATTGTGTATAGCCATTGAAGGCTTCGGTTCGGCTGAAGATGCACCCGCCGATGCCGTTGACCTCGGATGGGTAGCGGACGTAGACGAAGATGCTGTCGCTGGCGAAGTCGGTGTAGAGCGGCCGGCCCAGCGCGTTGCGCCAGACCTTGATCGTCTGCTCCTGCCCTTCATCGTCGAGGATCGGCGTGCCCGCTTCGTCGGTGACCGTCAGATCGATGTCCTCGTTGTACGGGACATCGGTTTCGCCGGAGACCGGCTTGCCGAAGCCGATGGTCTGCGGCAGCTCGTACTGGAAGAGCCACGCGGGCAGGCCCGACTCGGGGTTCTGCGGATCGAAGGCCGGGTTGGGCAATGCGAGCACGACGGTATCGACCGGGATGTTCTGTGTCGCGTTGACTTCGTAGAGCGTGCCGTCGTCGGTGCCGGTCAGACCATCGATGACCGACGACCAGGACAACCCGCCTTCACCGTCATCCACGACCTCGACCTGCTGCCAGCTGTCGTAGATGCCGAGGTTGTCGGGCGCGGTCGCTGTGATCTGGAACCAGAAGCCGGTGGTCACGCTGTTGCCGATACGGACGACCGCCCAAACATCACCCGCCTCTGCCTGATGCCACAGGACATCGACGGAACCGCCGACCTTCGGGCCCAGCGCGACCTCGTCTTGGTCGATGATCTCTGCCTCGGTGTAGGTCTTCGACCCGTCATCCACGCGCAGCCGTGCAACGGTAACCCCTGAGATGCACGCGCGGCCCACCGCGTCGGCGGCAATCGGCTCGAGCAGCACGACGAACTTGCCAGCATGCTCCATCACATCCGGCGTGTCACCGCGGAACGCAACCGAATTCATAAACGAGCGCTCCGCGCCGGCAGGTCCGTCGGGCAGGAACAACGGCTCACCCAGGCCAAGCACGTCGAATCGGGTGCGGTCTACGCCTGACTCGTTCTTGACCATCACAATGCCAGACGAGCGCGAGGCCGGCGTAGCCTGCTGGCTAAGGTTGGCTGTGCGTGACCGGAAGTCCTGCGCCGCGTCGATGAAGGCGTTGTACGCCGGGGCGGGGATGACCAGCGGATCGCCGGAGCGAACTTTTTTCATACCGTCGCTCATGATCAGATTCCCAGCGCGGCGAAGTTGCCGTCCTCGTAGACCTTCTCCACGTAGGCAGCGATCGGCTGCTTGACCAGGGTGTTGCTCGCGGTGTCTTCGACATCTGCGTAACGCACCCAGAGGTACTCCCAGCCCTTCTTGGCGATACCCGCGATCGGCCCGACGCTGATCCCGGTGCGATTCGGTGATCCCGCGAAGCGGAAGGTGATCTCCCAGTCGCCGCCGGAAGGGTCGGACTCTGGGACGCGGCGTGATCCGGACGCACCGAGGAACAGGCACTCGCCAGCGGCCAGCCCGCGAAAACTACCGCTATTGACTTTGCCCGTCAGGTTGAAGAGCGTGCCCTTATAGGCATTGGTCACGCTGGCGGCCGGGATGTAGTGCGTCTCGGAGAAGTTGTAGACCGGGATCGTGATGTCCACACCCTCGACGTTGTCGTGCGTAACACCGATCGCCCCACGGAAGTTAGGAGCCGGGCCATCGGCCGAGTAGCTGCCGACGGTTGAGAGCGACTGGGTGATGTGCTGGGTGCCGCCGCCGGTATCGAAGCTGAAGGTGGAGTCACCAGTCTCAGGCTCCTCATACTGCGATGGCGCGTAGTTGACCGTGCCTGTCCAGATGCAGCGGTCCGCGTTGATCGGGTCGGTGTCGATGTAGACCGGCTCGAGCGTAGGATTCTGTCTGAGCAGGTCCTGAAAGATCAGCGGCGCGGTGGCCTTGAGCGACACCAGCGCAGCACCCTCGTCGCTCGTGCCACGGACGATGTACGTCAGCGTCGCCGATTCCTTCTCGGTGAACTCCCGCGAGTCGATCTGTTCGGTGCAGGTGATGGGCATTGCTACGCAAACGTCACGCCACCGGCCACGGCGGCTTGGGCGAGTCTCTTGGTGTTCTTCGCGGTCTCTTCGGTGGCCTTGGCGGTGCGGTCGGCGGCGTTGCCGGTGCTCAGACCACGTGCGCCGGCGGCATAGAACGTTCCGCGCACGCCGACCTTGGCGACCTCGGCATCAACGACATCACCGATCCCTTCGAGGGCATCCCGCGCCCGGTCGATGATCGCGTCCGGGTCTTCGAGCTGGCCTGGGCCGGCGTCTTCAGATTCCTTCTGTTCACGCTTCTGTCGGGCATCATCCACCGCGCGTTGCCACTCTTCGCGGGCCTGCTGGAGGTCCTGTTCGTTCTCCGACATGCGCTGGGCGTACTCGTCTTCGAGCGCCTGATGGCTGTCGAGATTCTCCTGGCCGATGCCCGCTAGGGTCTGTTCGTGAATGGCGGCAGCGCGTTGACGTTCACGCTGGCGCTGGGCCTCGCGCTCGGCGATCCGGCGTTGCTGGTCGTCCTCGATCTGTGAGATCGCGGCGTTCTTCTGGTCCTCTACGAGCCGGTTCTCGGCCTGCAGGTCGATCGAGTCATCGAAGAGCGACTTGATCCAGTTCCATGCCTTCTTCGCACCCGCCTTGATACGTTCCCAGGTCGCGGCGAAGAAGCCCACGAACCCCTGCCACGCCTTGGCGAAGAAGGCAGTCGTCTCGATCCAGCCGACCTCGAGCGCGTGCCAGACGATCTCGGCGATGGCGAGCAGGCCATGCCAGGCGTCGTACCCGATCTGGATGAAAAAGCCACGGAAGCCCAGCCACATCTTCTCGAGGAAGTTGGTCCCGCGGGTCCACTCCATCTTAATCGTCAGCCAGAGGACCTTGACTGCCAGGCCGATGTCCCCGGCCGCAAGCGCGTCGGCGATGCCCTGGTACGCCTTGAGCGCATCATCCTTGAGGACCATGAACTTCTGACCCAGCCACGACAACGCCTTGGCCCCGGCGTCGGTGGCATAGATGAGGTAAGCGGCAAGCCCCGCGACCGCAGCGATCACGATGCCGATCGGCGAGACGAGGAAGAGCAGCACCGCCCCGAGGGTCTTGATCACAAGGACCACGGTCGTGATCACCGTGATAAATGCACCGAGCACCCCGGCGAAGATAGAGATCGTTGTCCCAAGGAGCGTGATGGCCACGCCGACAGCGATGATAGCGACCACGACCTTCAGGACCGTGGCGATGACGGCGCGGTTCTCATTCATCCACGCGGAGACCTGAACGCTCAGCGCCGTGATCGTGTCGGCTACTTTCTGCAGCGTCGGGGCGAGCGCTGCGCCGACATGGAACACGCCCATCTTGACGACCTTCCACAGGCGGTCGAGCGCGTCGGTGAACTCCTCAGCGGCGGCGGCATCCTCACCGGACATCGTCAGCCCGAGCCGGCGGGCCTCAGCCTGGAGGACTTCGATACCTCGCGCACCGCTGGCGAACATCGGCAGGAGGTTGGTGCCGGTACGGCCGAAGAGCGTCATCGCGATCGCGGCCTTGCGGGTCGGGTCCTCGATCATCGAGATGCGGTCTGCTAGGAGTTTGAACTGCTCCTCGGGCGAGAGCCCGTCAAGGTCTGCGAAGGTCAGCCCGAGGTCACCCAGCGCATCGACCGGCGTCGAGAGGCCACGCCCCGCGTCGTAGATCGAGCGCTGCATCTTGCGGAAGGCCATCTCCAGCGACTCGAACTCCGTGCCGGTCTGGGTGGCCACGAATCGCAGCTCGCTGAGGGTTTCGACGGACAGGCCGGTCCGCTTGGCCATCTTGGCGACCTGGTCCCCGTAACCGCTGAAGAGCTTGGCCGAGGCGACCAGCGGCGCGAGCATGGCGGAACCCAGTGCAGTCAGTTTCAAGCCGAAGTTGCGGATCGAATCACCGAAGGCCCGCAGCCGACGCTCGGCCCGGCGAAGCCCGCGCACGAGCTTGCTGTCGTCGGCAAAGAGCTCGACGAAGGCTCTCCCGGCACGGATTGATCCTGATGGGGGCATACTGACGTGCTTCTAATTGATTGCTAAGCCATGTAAATCCATATGTTTATGCATCAAAAAAACTTATCTATTCATACAAAATCTGATATATGCGTAAATATGTTTGACATATGCTTACATATTGCTACTATTTAATTAATCAAACCTATTAAGGAGCTTCGCTATGTCTGAATCTGACCTTGTTTCCGTGATGGTCCCCAAGCAGTACCTGTCCAAGGTTTATGGTTTTATTGCCAGCCTTGAATCGGGTGGCCCGCAAGCTGAACCGATGCCTGCAGATGCTGCGACGAACGGCGAGTTCGATGACTGGACGTCTTCTCGCCTGCAGCGGATGGTCCGTGAATCGCCGCCCGCGATGCGTGACATGCTCCGCGAGATCGCCAGCCGGTCTGAGGATTGGGTAACTAGCCATGACCTGGCCAAGGCCATTAAGTCCAAGCCCAACGCGGATTGGAATACGGTTGCCGGGACCATGGGCGCGTTTGGCCGCAGGCTGAAGAGCCGCTATGGCATCGAAACCAAGCCCTACGAGCAGCGTCGCGACCATGAGGCCCGCTGCAAGGTGTTCCGCATGAAAAAGGATGTCGCCGATCAGATTCTGCATGCTCTTGAATCCAGCAAGTAGGGGCGAAGGGACAAACGGTTTATGCCTTTGACAGTCCGCCGAACCGATCCAAATCCGAGTGCTTGGTCTGGATGGCCTGACGCAGTTGGCGGGCAAGCTTTCGGGATGGGCGCTTACCACCGTTGGCCAGCGCGTAGTCCTGGAGCACGTAATCAAGGGCGGTGTTGAGCTTGGTCGCGCCGGCGTGCGGCGCGTCTTTGGGGACCTGCTTCTCGGCCAGCTTGATGGCCGTGATGATCGAGCCTTCCCACTGACGCCACCGCTCTTGGAAGGGGTCGAGCTTGTTGAGTAGCCAGAAGACGATCGCGAAGACCGCCACAGTTGCAAGCATGAAACCAAAGACGGAGTTGAAGATCGCGGAGAGGATTTCGGTCAGGGATTCAATGATCATGTCGTTTACCTTTCATGCGCGTGAGGGCTTCACGGAGGAGTTGCAGGTCGTCAGGCTCATACTGATTACTTACGCCACCGGTTGATCTGGCTGTCTTCGAGTACGGATCAAAGTCCGATGGCTTAAACGGCCGGTGTTTCTTGGGGTCGCGGTTGGCATTGGCGATCAGGCAACAGAGCATCGAGGTATGTGCCCAGCGCTCGCGGCCTAAACCCTCAGCCATCCACAAGAGTTCACGCAGCGTCAGTTCTCGGAGGCCGGCGGGTCCGAGGCCGAGGCTTCCGGCAAGTCGCCAGACATCGCTCCAAGGATCGTCTTGTCGATGTCGATCCCGTCGATTCGTGTTTCGATCGCGGTCACCGCCGCGTCGATCATGGCCATCTGCTTGGCGACCGCCTTGGCCCGATCCTTGCGCCCGCGCGATTGGAAAAAATTGATCAGCTCCTCATAGAACGCCTTCTGCGCTGAGAGCAGCGTCTGCCCATCAAAGCAGGCCCGCACGTCGTCATCGGTCACCTTGTGCACGGCGAACTGACCCTCAAGCATCACGCAGAGGACTTCGCCCAGAAGCATCTCGTCCGTGCCCAGGCGGGTAAGCAGAGGTGGATCGCCTTGCTCGGGCTGGAGCAGGTCGATGTCGAGTCTGGCCTTCACCGTCATCGCGGTCCCGAGGTTTAGCGTCAGCGTCCAGTTTCGTCCGTTGGCGTCAGTAAAGGTCTTCATTAAACGGCCTCCAGTCCGTCTTCGATCCACTCATCAAACACCGCAAGCTTGGCGGTGACGGACACCATCACGCCTTCTTCGAGCGGCTCGCTACGACTGAAGTTGGTGATGGAGAAGTCCGCGAGCGGGCCTTCGCTACCCGCAACGGTGGCGATGCCATCCGGGCTCTTCTCCCCGGTGAGCACGGCAAGGCGGATCGAGCCCGCCGTGAGGTAGGCGGTCTTGATGGCATCGAAGCCGGTGTCGCCTGGCTTCCAGAGCATCTCGAACTCGGCGGTACACTCGCGCAGCGTGGGCGCGGTTGCTCGCCAGCCCTGGTTGGCGCGGGTGGTCACGTCGGCTTCCCCCGCCTCGAGGTTGAGCGTCACGTCCTTGACGTTGCCCATCTCGGTGAGGGCGGACAACGCGCTTCCGGCGGTGCCCTGGTAAATCTTGGCGTTCATGCCGAGCAGGAATTCTTGCGGCATCGGAGTGTTCCTTATTTAGAGACGCTGTCGCGCCACATGGCGGGCAGCTTGGGTTGTTCTTTCTCAAAAGCAGGCCCCATGAAAGGCCTCTGCTTGTACTTGGCTCGCACCCGCTTACCCCGGCGCTCAAGGGTCGCTGTACCGCCGTGTTCGAGGAGTTCGGGCGCTTCGCCACGGCCGTTCTGTGAAAGGCGGACCGGGCCGATGACTACGCTGCGGGCGGATGGGTCGTAGCCGAAGTAGATGAACTTCTTGAGCAGGCCGATGTGGCTGCTGGGCTGTGCGCCGGGCTCGCTGACTTTCTTGCGCTTGCGGATGCTGCTGCGGGCGGTACGGCGCACGAAGGCCCCAAAACGTGAAAGCACGCGTCGCGTGCCGCGATCGACGTTGTCGCGCACGGCCTTCTTGTCGAAGAACAGCTTGGTGATCTCAAAGCCGATCATGGGCGGCTGACCTCCCTGTTTGCGCGGTCGGGTCGCTGAGGCACACGACGCTCGGGCTTGGCCTTGAGCTTGAGTCGCGCGATCTCCGCGTCGATCTCAGCCTTGGTTCCCGCGACCATCTTGTTGCGCGGGTGCGTGCCGAACTTGCCGGTGCCGGGGTCCACTACTTCGATGATCTGTTCACCGTCGTGGACCAGAACGTATTCGTCCTCGTGCCCGTCGGAGAGCTTGACCTGCACACTGGTGGGTTGGATCTGTTTCATAAGGCCAACTTCCGGGGTTAGTTGTGGTAGACGTTCCAGCTGCGGTCGATGAGGATGGCCTTTAGCGCCAGGCCGTCGGGGTTCGATGGCGATGCGCTGCCGCCGCCGTTGATGCGGAGGTAACCATTCGTGACACCGTTGTTCACGAGATCGGTGAGCAGTTGATCAACAGCCGCCACACTGAAGTTGCAGTTCTGGGCGTAGATGTAGCGCAGGCTGGTACAGCCGCTGAAGTCCATGGACTCGACCGCCGTACACCCGTAGATGTCCAGGCTGTCGAGCACGGTGTTGTCGTGCGCATCGATCGTGATCAGGTTGTTGTTGTCCCCCGCGTAGACATAGGACAGGTTTGGGGCCTTCCAGAGATCGAGTGCGGTGAACCCGCAGCCGTAGATCGAGAGGTAGGACAGGCTGGGTAGTTCGTCCCAAGGCAGCGAGTCGATCGGGTTGTAGTCGCAGTACATCTCATAAAGGTTGGGCATGTTGATGTGCGAGATGTCCGTCACGCTACTGTCCCAGGGCAGACCAACGAATGTCCACTCCCGCATCGGCGGCTCGGCAACAATTGGTAGCGGTTCTTGAATGAACGGCATCACCATGTCCCTCCGATGACGGTGACAATGTCCCCCGGCGTGCCCTTGACCTGCAGCTCCGCAAGATTGACGCTCTTGAAGTTGTGCCACTCCCCGGGCACCCACGAGACGTGGTCACCGGTATCCCCGAGGAACTGCACCGGGTCGGCATTCGTCGGGGGCGCAGTGATCGTGAAGGAACCCACCACGCGCTCGCTTGTCAGCGGCTGATAGCTGCCGGTTACCGTGATGCGTCGGAGGATGGGGTTATTCATTTCAGGGCCCGGTAGGTCAGGGTCAGCACGCTGGTGAACACCCGCTTCTCAAGCAGGTGCTCGGGCGCGTAAACTGGGTCATTGCTAGTGCTCACCCACGCGGCGAAAGGCGCGGCGGCAAGCTTGCGTTGACGCAGGTATTCCGCGATCTGGTCTACGACCGCGCCGAGGGATTCGACTTCGGTTTCCAACGTGCTGGGCGCGCCCAATTTCTTCTGGATGCCGATGTCGATGGCGAAGTCGTGCTGGCTGGCGCTTCGGGTTGAGCCGGTGATCTCCACGGCCTTGGGCACGACGGTGACTTTCAGGCCCGCGAGGTCCTGCAGCTCGTAAAACGGCAGCACCTTCCGCTCGGCGGTAAACGCCTGGGTGAAGGTCTCGGGCGCGGCACCGTTGAGTTCTGCCGTCACGGCGTCGGCGATCTCGGTGATCAGACTCATAGGATCACCCCCGGAATTAGCCCCGCGCTCGCTAGCCACGAGAAGATGCTCGAGCCCGCAGCGGTGGCGGCACCGCCGAGGATTAGCCAGGTCAGCCGCGACTGGCGCTTGGCGTTCTGTTCCAGGCGGTCCAGCCGCAACTGGATGCCGGGCTTACCGTTGCCACGGATGGCCTCATCCAATTGCTCGAGCTTCTTGTAGATCGCTTCGAGCGAGTTCTGGCCGGGTTCAAATGGGCTCTTGTCGGTGCTCAATCGCTGGGTCCTGTGTCTTTGGTATGGATGCGGTAGGTCGTGCGGTACGGGTCGGACCAGCGCCATGAACCCTGGCCCGCGAGGTCCATCACCTCGTAGCGCCGGTCGTCCGCGACGATCACGTCACCGGCTTGGGGGTCGAAGCCCAGCACCTCGGCGGTGATGAGGAAGTCGATCACGTGGGCACGAAGCGTTGCACCGCTGTACGACGCGTCGCCGACCTCGTAGTCGGTCTTCCCCTTCGTGGCCGGCGCGTTGACGACCGGCCCATCGGAACGCTCGTAGACCACTAGGCTGGTGAGGTGGTCGCTGCGTTGCTGGGCCAGCCACGACGCGCTGTCACGTAGCAGGTCGGGCATCTGTCATTGCTCCAGCTTCACGCGGGTGGTGGTGTCGTTGTCCCCGGCGGCGAGGGTCGTCTTGCCCAGGTACTTGTTCGCCCCAGCCTCGGCGTCTTCCTTGGCGACCTGGTCGGCCACATCCCAGTAGACCTTCGCGCCGGCGGGGATCGCCTCGCCGACGCCAGCGGTCTTGGGCACGTCGAAGACGCCGGTCGTGGCCAACGCGCCGAGGGTGTTGGCGGGGATGTCGATCTTGGCGATGCCGATGAGGTCGCCGATGACGACCACGTCGCCAGCGGTGAGGTCGCTGCCCGGGGTATGGTCGATGGTGAGGCCGTCTTGGATGAACTGTGCGGTAGGCATGGTGGTTGCTCGTTGTTGTTGAAGGGATCATGCGAACCCATAGAACTTGAATTCGCGGAGTGAAAAACATCCGGGGGCGGGGGTTATGCTTCGCCCTTGGCCTTGATCCCGCCGCGCGGGTCTTGCAGGGCGACGCCGAAGTCGTGGTAACCACGCATCTGGATGCCCAGCACGTTGAAGTCCGCCTCTGCGGTCTCGATGGTCGGTGACTCCTGACCGTTGAGGAACGCGGTCTCGATGACCGGCAGGTCGTTCGCGTCGGCCAGCAAATACCAAGCCTTCTGGCTGTTGCCGGTGTACTGGCTGTTGGCGAGATACCGACTCACTTCCACGCGGAACTTGCCCTGGTGCGGGTTGGCGACCGGGTACTTGGTGGACGAGGTCGTGTCTCGGATCTCCAGCGACTTCCACAGCGTGGTGCCGACGGCGCTGAGCGCGGTGGGTACGAGCAGGATCGCGGGCATGATGCCGATGGGCTTGCCATCGGAATCGACCTGATCCATGAAGGCGGTCTCGCCGGCGGTTAGCCCGTCGATGGAGAGTGCTGTGCTCGCGCCGCTGAGGTAGTTCTTGTTGGCGGTCTTGAAGAAGTCGCTGTTGGCGAGGAACGTCGACCAGAACACATCGTTGATCTTCAGGCCCGATCCACGCCCCAACTTCCGGGGCACGGTGGTGATCGCGCCGAGGTCGTCGTTGATGATGTCCCGGCGGTCGATGGACAGCGTCAACCCGTAGGTGTCGGCCTTGTTGGCGTACTGCTCGTTGCCGAGGGTGCCGTGCTTAAGCTCGCCACCCGGGGCGACCTGCTCGTACTGGTCCTTGCCGACTAGGCGGTAGCTGGTGACGGTCTTGAAGTCCGACACGTTGCGGATCGCGGTGATGTTCCGCCAGGTGCGTTCAACACTGAAGAAGCCTTCGAGGAGGAACTTGTTCCCAACGTTGGAGAGGATGCCGCCGATGTCAATGGTTGAGAAGGCCGCTTCCACGGAATTGCTGAACGCGTAGCGCAGCACTTCCCGGCTGTTGCGGAAGTTGCGGCCGGTGTAGCCGTTGGCCCACGCCGCTTCGAGTAAGAGTTCCTGCAGACCGATCCCGCCACGGAAGCGTCGAGACGCCGTGTCGAGCGCTTGCTCGTCGTAGTTCTTCTCGGCCTCGGTCAGTCCGGCGGACAAGACGCACGCGGCCTCGAGCACGTCGGACGTGACCGAGCGATCCGGAGCCATGACGTTGGGTGCCGAGCCGACGGTGGGTCGGCCGGCGCGGAGGGTTTCCAGTTCGGTCTTGTCGGGGGTCCAGCCCTCTTCGATGGCCTGAGCGGCGATGGAAGGGAAACGCTCGCCACAGACCTCGCGGATGCGGGACTGGCGGCGGAGTTCGTCGGCGACTTCTTTCCTCATTGCCGAGAGATTGGCCTGGGCTTCCAGCGGCGCTGGGCTCGCTTGAGGAGTGGGCTGGGTCGTCGCGGCGTCCGCGTTGGATGCGGTGACTTGCTGCGGGTCGGTGTTCGGTTCGGTGGTGTTGTTGTTCATGGTGTTGTCTTCTGCGATGGCGTTGGCCGCGATCTGCGCGGAGGTTTGCTGGTCGGCACCGAGATCGACAAAGCTGATCTCGCCGAGGGTTGATTTCTGAGCGATGTAAACCGGGCCTTCGAACTCGCGTCCGTTGACATTGATCCTGCTGCCGGGAGGGATGAGTTCGGTTTGATCAACCGACGCGCCGATCGACGCCTGCCAGGGGAATCCCTTCTTGCCGCTGGCCACGACCTCGCGCGCCGCGGGCGTGTCACGCGAGATCACGCCCTCGGCGACGAGTTGCTGGTGGTTGCCCTGCGTGGTGACCGTGATGCGTTCAGTGTGCCCGATGCCCTGGAAGGCGCTGTGGGCAAAGCGGATCGGTCGGCGCTGCGAGGGGATATGCAATCCACTAAGGTCCACGACCACCGGGTAGCGCCAGCCCATCACCCGCATCGCGTCGCCGGTGTACGCGACCATGGAGAACGTGGGAGAAGCAATCACGCTCGACGCCGCATTCCCATCAGCGACGATGGTTTGCTCGGGGTCGGTCAGCGTCACCACTGACTCCGGTGCGGTCAGCTGCAGGTGCTGCGGTGTGCGCGCAGGATGGTTGTCATTCGCGGGTCTAAGCATCGTCTTCGTCGTCCTTGTTGGAGGCGGCGGGTTCGGAGGGGTCGGCAGGTTCTGGCTGCGCGCTATCGAGAGACAAGCCCAGTTCGCTCATTAACGCGATCTCCTTGGACCGCTGACGAAGCTCGGTCTCCCAGTCCCGGCCCTGCTTTGCGTACTCGTTGGCGAGCGTGGTGGTGTGGCTCTTGAGCCGGGTCGCCTGAGCATTGGCCTCCTTGTTGGGGTCCACATGCTCGGTCCCATCCCAGAACCACTGCCCCCGGAATTTCACATCGTCTAGAGCGCCGCGTCGGCGCATCCACTGCGGCAGCAGGCCCTCGACGAGGACCGCCTCGTTCAGCCACGCCGCGAGAATGCGATCGAGAACCGTGTGCGCGATCTGCGCTTGATCAACCCGGATGGCTTTGTAATAGGTCTGATGATCCAGCCGACCTGAAGCGTAGTTGTAGCCCGAGCTGTTACCCGCGGCGACGTTGAATGGCATGTTCAAGCACCGCGCGATCTCAGCCAGGATCGACATTACGAACTCAACGTGATTCGTCGAAGGATGCTCGGCCTTGACCTGCCCGAGCTTCCATCCCTGTGGCAGCGTGGTCGCCATCCGCGCTTCAAGCTCGAACACATCCATCGGCTCAACCGCGTCCGGTTCACCGTTGGGCGGCGCATCGGTGTAGAGCGCCAGCGCGAAGTCAGCAGCTGTCTCTGCGGCCGCGAGCACCGCCAGTCGGTATCGCCGAAGCTGTGCGAACAGTGGCAACGCCGGGGTCAGTTCGGGGATGCCGCGAGTCTGGCCGGGTCGATCGGGCCGGAACAGATGGATCACCGACTCTGCCGGCACCCGGTCAAACTGCATACCCTGGCCACCGCGCGTGGATTCACCCGGATGATCCTTGAGGATGCAGTACTCGACCGGGTTGCCGTGCGGGTCGAAGACGATGCCGTCGTTGGCCTGCCGTCCCAGCGGGTTCTTCGGCTCCCGGCCGCTGAACACCGGCGTCGTCACCTGGTCCGGTTCGATGAGTTTCAGATCCAGCGTCACATCGCTGGCGATCTTCGGGTTGTTCGTGAACACCGCGAAGGCTTCGCCCGATTCGGCGCGAGCCATCCGCATCGTCCGCAGCTTCTCAGCCAGGTTCACCGCCCGGCACCACCGCATGAACGCCTGCTCGATGATGGTGTTGGCCTGCGGGTCGTCCGTCAGCATCTGCAGGCGCGGGCCGGTGCCGACCGTGTCGTTAGCCAGGGTCAGCACGATGCCCCGGGCATAAGAGTTGTTGGCGACTTCGTAACGCGCGCGACTTCTCAGCGTGGCACGCACCCGAGGGTTCGCGGCAGCATCGGGCCCGAGTTGATCAGCGCCCGCCCAGTGGCGACGGTTCTCGTCGGTGGTCTGCGCGGCGTCGTATCGACCCTTGATCACGCCGCGCAGCAGCGGGCGAGGAGCGGCAGATGCCGTCCGCTTGGAAGAGGGTCGAGATTTAGAACCGCGCAGCAGCTTGAACATCACGCGGCCCCCGGCGGTACGAGTTTGGTCGTCTTCATCCCCAGGCCACGGCCAGCGGTCGCGCGCTTGGACGCGAGATACCGGTCCGCCGCGATCTGGTCGGCGAGGGAGTGCTGCTCGACAGACTGACCATCGACGCTCGCCTTGGCAGGGCCAGCGGCGTTGTCGTGGATGGTCTGATCCAGCGGATCGGTGGGCGTCGATTCTGGCAAAGCAAGTGTCCTGAAAGGGAGAGGTCCCTACAGGTCACTTACGCCGTTGCCACGGAATGCTGCACGCGTATCACGCGCATGATGGACTTCGTTCCAGATATGGAACGCTGAAAGCAAAACATGAACTTCGTCAGGCTTTGCGTGGACAAAAAGGTATACACATCTGAATAAGTGTGTACCTATTTATCCCGTCGATGAACTAGGAACCTAGCCGCCGTCAAGCAGAACTTGGCCGGCCGCATCGCCCATCGCGTGCCAGAGGTCCAGCATACTGGTACTTAATAGATCAGCCGACATCGCCCACCGCCTCCCCTAGGATCAGCTTCTCTCGCAAGGGCTCCCCGGCTTCTCGACTGCGTTTATCGCCATCGGCCATCTCCAGCCAGACCTGGATCGGCGAGGCCACGAGTTCCCTGCGGGCATCGAAGAACACCCGCTGATCATTGGTCTGGATCAGCTTCAAGTTCGGGAACGCGGTCGTCTCTTTGGGCTGGTCTCCGATGGCCGACAGAATCTCTTTGATCGGTCGGCGGGTATACAGCGATACCGCCTTATCACCACCGAAGACCACGTAGTTTGATGCGCTCGCCATGCCGGTCTTCACCAGATCATTGGGGAAGAGCTCACACATCCGCTCGATGAGTACTGCTTCACTCAGTGCAATCTTACCTGTCCATGTTGCCTTCACCTTCGGGGGCTCGTACCCCTGGGTCAATCCATCGATCAACCCACGTCGGTCAACGACGCGCACCGAGCGCCCGCGTGAGCGTGATACGGCTCCCTCTTCTTCCAGCCGCTTGAGCACTTTGGATACGGTGCTCATCGCCAGTTGCCCGCCGCGAGATTGAATCAACTCAAGCACCGCGCTGACCGAATCGATCTCGTCGCGGAGCATCAGCGTTCGTGGGACCAACGAGCTGTCGCCACGGTAGACCGACTTGATTCCCCGTCGCTCGGGGTATCGGTTCCGTTCTCCGGACCGGTTGTAGAACGACAGGCCAAGGAACACGACCCCGTTTCCGCACAGGTCGATCCCGCTCATCCGGTCTTGCATCAAGCGGTTGAGCTTGTCCTGGCCGTAGTACGGGGCGACCAGCAGTGGGCGGGGACCGGGGACGTCTTTCTCCTGCGCGATGGCCCGGCCCAAGGTACTGGGGTTCGCATCTGGCAGGGGCACAACCCGGAACACGCTGGGCTGATTGTCATTGACACCGTATACGGTGACCGTTCGCTCAGACGGATAGCCCTCGGCCTCGATTCGCAGGGGGATCATGCTCAGGCCGTCCTGCTCGATGCGGGATTGAAGGTCGTCGGCGTTCATTTTCCTGTTATTGGCCATTTTCCCGTCGGGGAAATATAAGTCAATAGGAAATTTCAACGGGGCTTACCTCCGTAGAATATCTAGAAAAACTAGACAAATATGTATAGTATGTCTAAGATGTCTTTCAGAGAGGCCCGATGAAATGACCGTGATCCCTCCATTCAATCCCGACGGGCTACTGCCGCCTGCAGACTACGAGCTCACGCTCGATCAGTTGCGGCAGTCACCTCTGGTTCTTGGGCAGGCGAACCCCGCCCCGCAGAGCCACTGGGATTCCACTTGGCGCAACCGCCTGGTGAGCAATCTTGAGGTGCTGGTGAAGCAGCTCTGGCAGGTCGGGATCACCGAGATCTATGTGGATGGCTCGTTCGCCGAGGACAAGGATCACCCCAACGACATCGATGGCTATTTCGTCTGTGATATGAAGCGGCTTGTCTCGGGAGACCTTGAGCGCGAACTCAATCTCCTCGACCCGCACAAGGTTTGGACATGGGACCCGGATAGCCGTCGGCCGTATCGGGGCTATCCGAAGAAGCAGCTTCCGATGTGGCACCAGTACCGGGTGGAGTTGTACCCCCACATCGGTCAATTCAGTGGCATCAAAGACAGGCACGGCAACGACCTTGAGTTTCCCGCCGCTTTCCGTCAGTGTCGTGCCGATGGCCAGCCCAAGGGCATTATTAAGATTGGAGTTCAATCATGATCCGCAATGAAAAGGAATATCGAGAAGCTGTCGAACGGCTCACCGAAGAGAAGAAGCGGATGGCTGCGCAAAAAGCCGAGCTTCAGAAGATGGGGCTCGCCCCGGACGAGGTGAAGCGTGCGCTGGACCCGATGCGATCGTTCCACCTGCAACTGCAGGAGGAGGTCGATAGTTATGAGCAGCTCAAGCGCGGCCAGTTCCCGGAGCTCTCGAACCTGCGCGGCCTTGGCCACCTGTTGATTGCGCTGCGCATCGCCAAGGGGATCAGCCAGCGCGAGCTTGCCCAGCGGCTGGACGTGCATGAAACCCAGATCTCTCGGGATGAGCGCAACGAATACCACGGCATCACCCTTGATCGAGCATCGAAGGTTCTCGATGCGCTCGGCGTCGAGTTGCACAGCTCGGTCAGTGTCCCAGCCGAAGAGCTCGCTGTCGCCGGATAACCCCGTCGTTTTGCTCAGCACCGTTCTCTGGTTGTGATGCGCCGCCCACAATGCCTGCACCGCCGGACTCGGAGGATATGCCCGGGCTTCTGGCGGGTGTACCAGACCGGCAGGTGCCGACAGCCACACTTCGGGCACACCAGCCCGGGGACGGGGCTATCTGTATCCTTATTAATATATGGGTCGTGCTTCATCGTCGGCCCGCCTGCATTTCCGAGAGTTTCATCCGCGCTTTACGCGGCGCACTGATCGGCTCGACGCCCAGCTTGACCCCGCCCATGGACGCGGCGACGGCGCAGCCGACCAGGCAGTCGAACCAGTGGTTGTCGGGACGGCTCGGGCGGATCGCCCACTCCTGAACCATCCGGCCGTGGCCATGGGTCCGTGTCCAGAACTCCGCCCCAGCCACGTGGTCGGCGAAGAGCCGGTGGGCCGACCCGCGAGATGCGGTGTCGCCGAACAGCGTCAACGCACCACGATCGCCCGGGGCCACCGCCAGCCGAGCATGCAGGAACGACTTCCAATAGTTCGTGTCGATCTGCACGTGCCGGAACTCGCTGGTCTTCGAGACGTTGGGGACGTACCAGTGATGACCATGCCGTTCGCCGGGCCGACGGCGGTAGGTGGCCATGGGCTTGTTGCCCGCCTTGATGCCCACGCCCTTCGAAGGCATCGCCCCCGGAAGTTGGTGGCAGACGTTGGCCACGACCCCCGGAAGATAACCAGAGTCGATTAGCAGGCGCTCGATTCGGATTGCGCCTTCGCCTTGGGGCCATTCGGTCGTCAAGAGCCGTGACACCAACTGCTCGAGCCCGGCCTGCACCGCGCCCTCGATACCGGCCCCAGGCATCAGATCGCCCAGCGTCTTCTTCGCATCGCGCAGTGAGAAGAGCGAACGCTTCTGATCGGGGTAGGTCCCGTAGTCAATGACGTAGCCGGTGAAGTCCTCCGCCCAGGCACAGACCACGTAGTACAGCAGCTTGTCATGCACGTCCACGAACGCGGTGACGCGCGTGCATTCGAGGGGCACTTGCTTCCGGGGTCGACCGTTGATGCGCTCGGCGACCTGATCGGGTGTGAGTACATCCTCGTCGGTCTGATCCGCGACGGGCTCATTCTGATACTCGGCATAGAACGCGGGCTCGTCCCGCAGCTTGAGGTTCATCGCGTGCTGCAGCGCGCTGACCTCGTCGTGGTTGAAGCGCACCGGCCAAGCCACGGCGCTGTCAGCGTCCATCGCTTCGCGGTGTTCTTCGTAGTAGGCGGTAGCGTCCGATCCGTCGTTGCCTTCACGTAGGGATTGGGCACGCAGTTGAGCGTACTGATCCCAGTGCTTTTCTGCCTCGGGTGACTCGGGGAACTTGTAGACGAGCTTGGTGCATTCGCCTTGCCATTCTGGGTTCTTGGTCCGGTCAAGGATCTGGTCGGCCAAGTCGTCGTGGTAAATCTTGGTGCAGGTCATGAACCCCGCCATCTTTACACCCGGACCACCGAGGCCGAGCACGTCGCCGTTGAGAATCGACAGGCGGTGGCGGGTCTGGGACGGCGAGTTTGCCGACTGGCGCGTCTGCGGGTCGTCGAGGATGACCAGTGACGGACGGATGATCGTGCCATCCATCCGCGTGTGCTGCTGGCCACGAATGTTGGAGTCCAGCCCGGCGACGGTGATGACTGCGCCGGATGCGGA